GATAACGACTATCTTCATCTGCATCATAGATATCGACCTTCATGACCACCTCAAGGCAAATAATACAGCATCACTAGATTTTCTAAACTCCCAGTTACCAGTCATAATATTGTAATTCCATTGATCGCGATATTCACCAAAATGATCTAGGCACCATTGAAATATAGTATTCATCTCTCTTGTCACCATGCCGGGAATATAAATTCTGGTTATCATGACCACCTCAAATTGAATAGTGTTGCATCGGCAGCATCTTTGAATTCTATCTCTAATCTAAACCAACAGTCCAGCACCTGCTTATCTTCCCAGGTTAGTTCTATTATACGATAAACATCAAAGCTGGTGCAATTATCTATGGCCCAGTTTACGCAAGCATCAACGTCAAACCCAGCAGGAATATTTAAACTGGCTTTCATAGGTACTTGAGACTAAACATTGTAGCATAACGTTCTTGGTAGAATATAAATTCTGCAAAATTCGTATGTGCAGGTTCATATCCAAAGTTATCATACACAACTGGATGATACGAAAAATTAAAGTCTTGCCCTTGCTGTAAGCCAGCTTCCCTAAGCTCACGTACAATACGCATAGCATTTTCTGGAGAGCATCCTACTATGTGTACACGATTTGCAGTTATCTGTGACATAGGATCCATTCGGTAGTTTCGGGCGATTCCTTAAATTGCAATAGAATTTGCGGTACGCCATGCTCATCCAACTCCCATTCTATTTCGTAAGGTCCCGGAAGTATTTTACGCAGAGCATGCGACATGTCTTGTTTTGTTTCGTCATCCCAAGGTTCAGCAAAAAACTGCCGAATGACATGTTCCACTGCTTGATCTATGGTCATTTTATGTTTTGTAAAATTTCGTAATCTCGATAGTATCTATCAAATATCTTTGTTTGTAAAGCATCGTTGACCCTACTACGCATAAAATCGGAGATGATTTTGGTATCTTGATTATCCTCAGACGAATTTGTATCTACTGTTGGAACTGTTAACTTGTTTCCGGTAATAGTAGCAATATCTTCGATTAACTTTTTACGATCATCTGTTATAATAATAAATTTTTTATTAAACTGATTAGTTAGTTGATCTATAAAAGTAGATTGAGGCTCTGTATGGTCATCAAATATCAAGTTATCAAATATGAGACGTTCTGTTAGATCATTATAATCTTTTATAAACTGTCCAGCTGTATAATCGGCACCAAGTATATAATTTGCACAATAGGTAGTAAATCCTGATATCCAACGATCAACTGGATCGCGAAGTAATATAATTGTATCGATGGGATTTTTTGATTGTGTTATTACATGTACAATACTTACATGATCCCAAGAATTTTCTCTCAGTATGTTTAATGTGTATGTGCTAGCGTTCTTAGGAATATTCAAGACGAAAGTCGTGCGACCAGGCGACCATAGACCGCCACCTGGCATATAACCTCTGTGCATTAAGTTTATCATGCCGCGACCTCGGCCAAATGACGACATTGTCCACGAAAACGAAATCCGCTACAGCTACACTTCAAGACACCATCCTGGCGTTCTACAACATAAGTGTCGCCCTTGCTGCCTTTAACTTCCCAACGATCGGGATTGGCTGCAACAGGTTCATTGGTATATCCAAAGGCATCGGGCACTTCTCGGAACTTACGCTTACGAGTATCAAAGCGATATTTTGTTTTAAACTTAAACAGTTCCGTAGTGCCCGTACGAATGTACCCATGAGCGTATTCTTTGTTGTCGCTCAACAGGTACGTGTGGTTAGGATAATAGTTGCCTTCTGTGATCTCTTGGAATAGTTTCATAGCTAATCTCCATTGTGGATACATTATAGCTGACAGACAATTACCGGTCAACTGTTGTAAAAATACAACACTATTCTGGTTTAGACAAGACTTCCATTATAGCTTCCCTTGCACCCCAGTTACGCAGCCAAGGACTGTTATCGCACTCTTTTACGTGTGCCATAACAGCTTTTCTGCCAGCAGTTTCCATTGCTTCACCTAAGAAAAAGCTAAACAATTTAGCTCCGCGATACTTGATTACAACACTCATTGAGCCGGGTTCGATATTCCAGCTGTAATCATTTGGGTTCATTTTAGTACTCTCCAGCCAATTTGGCCAAGGTCCTGCTCGACATCCGGGAATATTTCGCCTTCGTGACCACTGCAATACCAGTCGATGTAGTCACCTTTCTCTTGCATATCGGCAACAATACCGCCGGCATAACGCCAGCTACAAGACCAAGTTTCGTTTTTCAATACTTTCCAAACGTCCGGTGGTACGAAATCATTGTTACAGAGTGTAGCATACAGCCTTTGAGCATAACTATCGTCTGCCCGAACCTTGGCCAGTATCCAATCAGTTGTACGTAATGTCCATTCTAGATTGTTCTTTTGCCACTCTGGGTCTTTTAGATTTTCTTCATCCCGCTCACACAAAGACTTGTACACGGCAACATAGTTGGGATTAGGTTCTTTACCTTCATCCTTGCAGCGTTTGATATACCCTTCTATTTGAAAGGTATGACGTTCGGGACTGCGACTTGGACTAGTTGAGTCGGCGTCGTCGGGCTTCTTCTGCATCATCGTCGTACTCCTCAACTGCTCCTAAGATCTGTAGTTTAACATCAGTGGGCAGTTCGTCCCAGGTTTCTTGATCCAGCTCTTCGGATCTTTCCAGCAGCTCGCCTGTGGAAATTACATCCTCGATTTCTTTTATCAGTGCATCTAATTCTTCTTGTGTGCCGTCAAAGTTATCAAAACAGCCAGGAGCAAAAGTTACTTTTAATTTTTTAGGTTCAGTCATCAGTTTTCTCATTGTAAATATGAACTTCGTTAAAATCAGGTCCTAACAGCATAGCATGGTCGTTCAGAACAAAAATATGTTTTGACCACCGAGCTTTTAATACTTCTCGAATTTCATTCATAGTACGTCCTTGTGCAATAAACTGATCGTTATCAAAGTCAAACCAGTAATGCATATCGCCTTTGACTTCTTGTTTAATACGATGTATCTTAGCATCCAAGGCATCTAGATGTTGTTGTTCAATTGACTTTTTAGTATTAAAGTAAATTTTAATCGCTGTCAAAGTTATATAACCAACAAGACACCCTAGTGCAAAATTAAGTAAAAAAAGTCCAAATTGATTTAGAGTATCCATTACAGCGCCTTGATACGGTCAATTACTGCACAAGCTTCGGCAAAATCTTGGTCTTCGTCCATAAGATAGGACTCTATTTCGTCCATTAACTCAACAGTCACTTCTGTAATTTGTTGTAATGTAACTGCTAGTGCTTGGGCTATTTCTGCATCACTGGCATTCTTAAGCCAGGCACGTAAATCATCTCGTGACATATTACGGAAATATTCGGGATTCATAAATGATCTCCAAAGTTTAGTGTATAAGTGTAATTATACGGAAAAAGTAATTACTGGTCAACCGTAGTTTTTGACGAAATCTGGTATATTTCCGTATAGTTGAGCAAGCATAGCTTCTTTACTAGAGTAAAAAACAACTTTTTTATCTTTGTAATCGATATAATAAGGATATTGTAGCTTACGATCGAGGTCCAACAATAATCTTTTATTCATTATCAAACGAATGTCGATCATATCAACCGACCAAGATTCGATATTGGCACACTTAAAACATTCATAGCCCGACATAGTTAAACGCATGCCGCCGGATGATCGAATGTTCATCCACCAAGAAACGATAGACTCTTCGAGATCTTTAGGACCATCTATTTGATCAAGTACTGCCTGCGTTATGTCTCGTTTATTTCTTAGCATCGGGGAAAATAGTCTCCCCTTGTGTGAGTAAGACTACAGAGAACTTGTCAGTCTTAAATTGTGCGTTCAACTTTTTGGCCAAGTTAATAGCGTGACCTTGGTTACTGAAGCTGACTTTTTTATACTTAGGCCCAGGATATTGTACTAAGAGATTGCTGGTTTTAAGATTGATAGGTTTGCTGTCAAAGAACACAGCCCAGATGCCTATAGCGGCCAGAACCTGTTCTGTCTTGTAAGTGCTTTTATTTGTTAGTTCAACTAACACCTGAGGTTTGGGACGGCTCATTCATTAAACTCCTACATTTATTTATCAATTATGTAGGACGTTTTTAGAACGAGCCTCCTGTAATTTCTACGTTTATAACTTCGTTATTAGCAGGTGCAGCCGTATTATCCTGTAGATTTTGTATGATTAACAGCAGTTTAGTAATATCTGCATGTAAATCTCTGGCGTCTGCGATGGACATGGTAAAATCTCGTTGACTACGTGCATCAGCAGCTTTAAGTCGATCTATAAATCTGTTTATGTGTAGGCTCATTGGAGTTTATTCTTTAAGAATATACTGCTCAAGCTGAGGAGGCATCCAATGTTCTGGTTTAAGAACCTTACCATCTTCACGCTTTTCGACCATTCCGGTTTCTCGATTAATCTTAGCCAAGTTGCTGCCAATAACTTCTTTCCAACCACCTTCGGCATCAACACCTGCTGAATGTAATGCACCGACTGTAACTACTAAAATATCTAATAGTGCATCTAAAATCTCAACACGATCGTTATCGTTGATGGCATCTGCTAACTCGCCTGTTTCTTCGGCAATAAGTTTAACATACAAGTCAAACTGTTTTTTATTAAAGACCCCTACAGTTTGATCACATGCTCGCATAAACTTGGCCTGATCTCTAAAAACATTACTCATATTACGACTCTCTAATTTCAAGGAATTTGTGATCGTCTAATCTAAATCTGTCGACTTCATACATCTTAACAAAGTCGGACTTCATTTGTGTTAACGATTCTTCGGGTAGCACTGCTGCCCACATACCATTTTCTTGCTCAGTAAATGTAACACTCATTTCGTGCCCGCCAGATAACGGAATGATTAACTTGCGACGCCTTGGAGTAAAAATACTAATTGAATTCGAACTCGATTCACTGCTGCTCATTGGCTTTGTCCTCTGTATAAAACGGTCCCGAGTATGGATAACGTTGTAGTGTAATTAGCTTGGGACAGAACACAGTTTCCCAATTTCTCCCTTGCTTGACTCGATACCATCCGGCTGCGTACCAACTTTTACTTCTTGGTTCTTTGGTCCAGAGAGGTACTTGATGTTTAACATCGAATATGGCATTGTATGCACGACCTTTTGTTGAGTATCCGTGAACTAGATCTGCTGATGTTGATTTCTGTTTCTTTACAGCAGGTTCAAAGTCGATTGACACTTTCTTCTTAAGTGTGTTAATACTTTTATAACTTTGTACTTGATCGTTGATTTTAACAGAAAAACCGTCTGGTCCTGCTTCAATGTTACCAACCTTACGATCGTTCTCTTTAAGAATCCAAAACTGATTCGGTACTACTGGTTTTGCTACGATCATCTAATACTCCTTTGTAAGTTTCATTAAGCCAACGACTATATTGTTCCGCAGATTCGCTAGCCTTAACCAGCTCATACTTGCCACAAAATTTCATAAATCTGATACCAACTTGGCCGATATCTTTATGACTGATTTGTTCTTGTATGGCTTGGTCTACCTGTTGCTTAATTTCGACAGGTTGTGCATTTAGATCGATTAACAAACGATTACGTTCATAGTCATCTAATACACGATGCTCCTGTCCTTCGTGATCAGTCCAACGCTGTAGCATAAGATTATTCCAAGCATATCCTTGCTTTTCGCGATCTTTGTATGCTTCAGTAAGTCCGATTTTGTTCTTCGTACCTTTAACACGGACGCCAGGATAGGCCGAAAATACATTGTCGCTGGAATCACCACGCATGCATTTTTCGAATAATAACCATTTAGGATCTGGTATAATTTTTGGCTCTTTGGTTTTTTTGTCAATCACTGGGCGGCCTTTGGCATCAAATATCCCATTGACTGTTAGTAATTCATCGGTGATACCGTTATATTGGTCGACATTATCAGCTAAGAGCTGAACAAAGTCTGTATCGCTTGAAATAATTACGTGATGATCTTGGGGATGTAGTGCGATCCAACGAGCAATAATATCGTCGGCTTCGGCGTTTTCGTGTCTGATAACGGAACAGTTAGTCTGTTCACGCAAGTATTTAGTCAAGTTATCAAATGTTTCCCAGAACAGTCGATCTTCTTCTTGTTCTTTTTCTGTTTGTGCAGCACGAGCATCAGAGCGATTGCGCTTGTAAGGTGCATATATATCTTTACGCCAACTACGTCCTTCTAATGCAAATACCACATGATCTGCACCGAAACGCTGTGCTACTTTGTTTACAGCACTTAAGGTAATATGTAGTGCATAGCCAATCTTTTCCCAGTCATCGCTCGCTCTAAAAGCCACATGGCGGGCACGAAAAAACATATTCGCAGTATCAATTAGTAGATATTTCATTTTTACACCAGTTTATTTTGTACAATGTATTGTAGCATAAACCGTGCCCATGCACTATGAGCTTCTTCACCATAATGCCAAGAATCTGGGGCAACCGTTTCGAAACCGTTGTTTTTTAGCCACTCGTGATAGGATCCTGTTTGATCATATGGTTTAATATAGCTGGTTCCCCAGGATTTCTGACGATCTGCGGCGATACCTTGGAAAGTATTATTACCGTTGAAGAAAATATGTCGAATACCTAATAGGTCAAGCTCTTGGTGGAAATTCCAAATATCTTCATGTGCCTGTTCTTTTACTTGATTGTGATCAATACCAAGTATAAAATGTTTATATTTTTCTTGATATGCTCGTGGTACGATATCTATGCCACTGGCATTGACTTGGAAATACTCACCGTCAATTAACCACTCTTGTCTTTCCCAAGTTGACCATTGTATGATCATTAGTGTTTCGCGATATGCACCGGGATGTTCTAACACCCAGTTTCTAGTAGTACGCATAATACGTTGATTACTAGCTGCTGATTCGGCATCGCAATGTATAGGGCATTTGAGTATGTTAGAAAGTTGATTACCCCAACTGACTGCAAAATTAGCTGGATGTGGCAATCTCTTAAGATGTTTAAGTTGCGGATCGTCCTCAGCAAATGCATAAGAGTTTACGGCTTCTGCACCTGCAGTATGACTGTCTCCGTTTACATATATTCTCAT